TGTACGCCACCAGCACCTGTAGTGATAGTGGCTACAGCCGTGGCCTGAATGCCGTTTGATTGATTAGGCGCAGAAATGACTACGTTGGGAGCCGTGGTGTAGTTAGAACCGGGGTTTGTAATGCCTATTAAGCCTACGCCACCAATAGAAACAACAGAGTTTCCATCCCATGTAAATAAGCCCTCGCTAGGGTCACCAATTATTACACGCTCATTATTGTACTGAGCAATAGAAATGCCAGTGTTGGAGAACGTGCCAGTAACGGCTACGTTTCCTTGTGTAGATGTTGCTAAATTAAAGTATTCAGCGCTGCCGTTGTTTTCAAAAGCAAGGATGTAGTCTTGGACGTTGATGTTTGCAGAAGAAAGATAGGTCACCACGTTTGCAAAAGAAACGGCGGCATTACCAGAATTTTGGACAGCGACTTGCGAGGGAACAATTTTGATGTTGCCGAAACCAATCGGCATGGCGTTCTCAATCCATGCGAATTCTTCGTCTTTGATTGCCGTTCTATTGGCCTTGGTGTTTAACCCGGCAAATTGTTTGACAATAGCATAGGATTTTTTTTGCTCTGCTGCTGCCATGATTAGTACGGATTAGAGTAAGCGTCAGGGATTCTGCGAGTAAATACAGAACTCAATACGGAATTTACTTGCTTGTCGTACTGCTGCTTAAAGATTTCAGCTTCCCCGTAGCTTTGCTCTTTGAACTTGGCTTTGTAAGCCGCATAGTAAGCAACGGGTACGTTGTATGGGTCATTGATAGGGTCTGTTGCATTAGGCGCAGACGAAGTCAACGCTGTAGGCAGCATGACGGTATCTAGGTCAATCGCATACGATTGGTCTGGAATAGGCCCGATATAAATCTGAGACTGCCCGTAGACAGAGAAACACACAGGGCGACCTACGTAGTTTTGCCAATAACGCAACTGAGCGTTAAAGTTTGTCCAAGGTAGATAGCGCAAAGGAATGCGACTGTTACCCCAGTACAGATTCAGGTTCAACACATCTAGTGTTTGAATGCCTTGTGGCAATGCAGAAAAGTTGATGACCTCGCAAGGAGAGTCATATTGCAACTGAATTGAACCAACGTAAAAAGGCGTACTTGGTGGGTACGCTTGATTACCGTATGGGTAGGGAGGAACGGTGCTTGGAAGAACACCGCCCGTAATGACTTTATAGACAAAAATGCCAGAGAAAACGTACTGACCAGCAGTAACGGTATCTCCAGCATTCCAAGGCGCAGCTACATTACCGTCAGCAGAGACAGGTGTGTAGGTGGATTGAATAATACGTAGGCAACCAGTATCCCTAACAACGCGCTCACGGGCTTGATTGATGTAGTCCGTTAGCTCCGTTGTTGACCAAAAGACTGAATTTGCATCATGCAAAAGTCTTTGGACATCCGTAATGTAGGATGAAAGGGTTGCCATGTAACGTCCATGTTAAGCTGCCCTAGGGAACGACTTTCCCCCGGCGCGTTTCTCAACACGCAGGGGTACTACGCCGACCGCCGAGGGTAACGAGCGGTTCTTTTCAGTTGGAGGTTCTGTGGAAATTTCAAACTTCGACAGTTTCTCCAACGCTTGTTCCAATTCGGAGTGGAGCCGTATAAAACCCAAACGGGCTAAATACGGTTCCTTGTTTTCTTTGCCGTAACCAAAAATGTGCTGTGCCGCTTCAGGCGACAAGGCAACAGTTTCGTTCGCGGGAAACTTGTAACTTTCAAAAGAGAAAGTTGCAACAAGTTCCTTGTCTGAATTATTGGTTACGTAAAGAAGTTCCATTAGAAACTCACAGTATCGCCATACACACGAATGTCAACAGTACCGCCAGATACTGCCGTTCCCACTTTCACAAACAGAGCTTGTGTAATAGTTCCATTCAATGCGTTTGTAGTGCTATAGGGTGTAGCCACTGTCAAATCTTGATAAGTGCCGGTAGCAGTCAGGTTTGACAACTGTACAGTTGAAACCAGAGCGTTACTTGCGTTACCGTCATTACTTGTCAAGATAGATACGTTGGCAGTACCAACGTTTCCATTTGGGTTTTGAACAGTGACGCGCCGAACAATTACTTGACCCGATGCGTTAGCGGTAGCCCCAACTGTGAGACCGCCGCTAAGAATTGGTAGAGCGACAACAGCATTGCCTGTAGTTCCAAGAGGCACACCTGTAGCGGTAGCAATAGCGTAGTTGCCAAAGCTAGCCGCTGTATTTTGTGCTACTGAATCTGAACTAGACATGTGCTACTCCTTAACTCGTGAATGTGCCGGGAGCGGTATTGCCGCCGTTGACAGTGTACAGAGTCAATGTCTGAGTACTTGTAGTTGCGTTTGCACGGACGTTGTAACCGTCAGAAATGACAGTACCGCCAGTGTTAGCTGCAATGTAAGTAGTCCAAGCGTTTGCAGAGCCAGTGTAGGCATTCACTTCAATAGCCACGTTGTTTGTGGTTTGAGGCAAGATGTACACACCAGCAGGAACCAACTGAGCGGTAGAAGCGCCAGCGTTCATAGCGGTAGTGTTACCGATACCTACGCTGGAGATTGTCACGCCTTGCAGGTAAGCACCTGCGCTGTTAGTTACTGCGTTTGCAAGAACGATTTTGTTTAATGCTAATGCCATTTGTTGCTCCTTACAGTGAGAGGTAGTTGAAACCGGTCACTTGGGTCATGGCCTTAGGTTTGACGTTAATCAACTCAGCAATCATCAACACAGCGCCAACGTAGCCGATTTGCCAGTTGGGGAGAGTTGATTCAAAGCCGGTGAACACAAACGAACCTTGCTCATGGATGTAGAGCGACAGGTAGTTGGTGTTGATGAAGTACATCGTACCTTCAGGGCAGTATGGGTCTGGATAGATTGGCACACCAGCAACCATCAAAGCGCGGAATGCAGCTTGTGGGCCGTTTGTGTCACCATCAAAACCTGAACCGGGAGTGATGACGTATTGCTCTTGACCTACAAAGTCTTGAGCCAACAATGTCCATGTACCAAAACCGCAAACGCCGAAGCTAGGCATTTCAGCACCGTTTTTGACAGTACCAGAAATGTATTGCAACACGTTTTGACGGGTTGGGTTCACGTTACCAGCAGCGTACTGTTTGGATTGCCACCAGCTATAAGTTGAACGGTTGATGTTGCCGTATGTTCCTGAAGAGGAAATAGCGGCTGGCAAACCGATGAACTGCTGAGTGTTTGTGGTGTTGTTGTACAAGGCTGTTGCCATTGCGTCCATCATCACGTTTGTAGCATCGTTCATACGAGCTTCAATCAATGGAATGATGGCTGCATCTTGCTGAACTGCGCCTTCCATACCGAGGAACGGCACGGGAGAAATCATCAGTTTCAGGTCGAATTCAGCGTTGTAAGCACCTTGTTGGACTGACGGTTGAGCGAACGAGCCGCTGTAGTCAGACCATTGGGCATTCACAAACTGTGCGCCTTGAACGGGAACGGTTACGGAAGAAACACCGCCGCTAGCTTGTTGACTGTTTGCAATCAATGCCGCCATCAAAGGTGTCGAGTTGTAAAGTTGGACAACCAACTTGGGAATAAAGGCTCTACGAGTTACGTAGGTCAGTTCATTAAACTGAGATGACCCTGTAGCTGGTAGGATGCCGCCGCCAATAGCCATAAGGCCTCCTTACGAACGATTAGAAAAGAGAATTCTCATTCTCGCCAATACCCTCTTTACAGCCCAATCGGACGGCGTGGATTACGCAGTTCGTTGAGTGCATTCATTGCCTCATTACGCGCAGCGGATGCGGGGTTCTTCCAATACTTGTTCAGGTCAAATTGTTTGACTGCTGAAGGGTTGTATCCAGAAGAAGTAGGCACAGCGGCCTGTTTCATCCATGCGTGATACTGAGCGGCTGTCTCATGGTTTGTGATACCTTGTTCCAGCATAATTTTTTCCACATCCTTGACTTCATCTTCAGAAGTAATCAAGCCCTTTTTCATCAACGAAGAACGGCGATTATTGAGTTCTTCAATAGCATCACGTTCGCGCAACTTGGCTTCAAGAGCCTGAACACGGGCATCAGACTTGCTGATAGCACTATTCGTGTGGTCTTCAATCTCAAGTTCTGGAATCAAAAGGTCTGGTTTGACCTTTTTGGTCATACGCAGAAACTCTTTACGAGTTGCAGGGTTATCCGCAAGAGATTGCGCCAAAGCAGCAAGCTCATCACGGGCTTCTAAAGATACGTTTTCAAGTGACATGTGTTTACCCTCTTATCTGATTAGATAACTTTTTTACCGTCACCGGGCTTTTGAACAGCCATGCCAGTTTTGCCAACCTTGTTAGGTGCTGACAGACCGCCAAACTGAGAAAAGCGAGGTGTGTTTGTGACTACGCCGTTTTGCTGATTGTTGTCAGTAGGGCGGCGGGGTGCGGCTGCACCGCGTGGCTTAAACAAATCCATGATGGACTCCTTACATTGCGGGGGGTTGTGGTGCGCCGGAAGGCATACCGGGAATCGGCGCTTGGGAAATTGCCTTGCCTTCAGGTGTCGCGCCACCAGCTTGAGGAAGGGTCTGCAACATCTGAAGAATCTCAGATTGTTGAAGTTCGTTTGTTTTGCCTTTGCGTGGGCCGAGCGTTTTATTGATTGCGCCAATCGCAGCAAGAATTGCGCGACCCTGTTCTGTATCTGAACCGATTGCTGGAAGCGATTGCTCCAACAAGTCTTGAGCCATGCCCAAGTTAATCATTGCGGCCTCTTTGCTACCCATCTTTGGTTCAGGTGTAGACATGGGAGAACTCATCGGGGGAGTTTCAACGTCAGACATTCCCATAGGGGCAGAAGTATCAAGGCCAGAGCCGGGCATATTGATACCAGATGGATTACCGCCGCCAGCACTACGTGGGCCGCGCATCATTTCCATCAATTTGTCTGAAGGGACACTCATAAAAACTCCTGTTTGCCGTGTTTGTAACCACTTACAAACACTCTGTCAATAGGTGGCAGTTATTTTGCATCCAACTGCCAATGATGTGCTGCTCTAGCAACTAAAGGGGTTGCCCCCTTTAATTACTTGCGAGACTTACGGCCTTTGCGAGCTTTACGCATAGTCTTCTCCGGTTAGAGGCGGCGACCTTTGGTTGGGGAAGGAAGCCACACCCCTTTCCCTTTCGGGGAAACTTTAACGACAGCCTTTGCCGCGCTTTGCTTTTCTTGCCATATCGTACTCCAAAGTTAGCGCTTACTTGCGCGTTCAGTTTGGCGTTGACTGCGATTACCGTAGTTTTTAATACCACTTGTTCGATATGTCAACCCCGCACCGCCTTCGCCTCTTTTCAGAGACTCCGTTGATACCCTCGGCTGGTCAGCTTTTGGTGCTGTCATTCCTTGTGTAGCCATCATTGCTCCTTCGGTGGAGACTTTGGCTGCTCTTGAGATTGTTTCTGTTGAGCTGCCTCTGCCTCTTTCTTTTCCATCTTCTTTAGACGGTCTTTGAGTAATTGTTTCATTGGAGGCTCAAGCAAGTCAAGTAGTGACTCTTTGTCAATTACTTTTGCTTCATACAAGTTAAATGCAAGCTGGCGCATGTCTTCCATAAAGATAGGCGAGTTGCTGTGTGCATCAACTTTGACTGTGTAATCTTTGGTGAATTGTTCAGCAATGAACTTGCGTCCCTCCATGTCTGTGAAGTGCGTTGGGTCATAAATTTGCATACATTTCAAATACAAAGTTGCCACTTTTTCGAGAGAGTCTTCGATGACAAGGGCGCGTTTCTTTGCGCGTGAAGAACCAAGTCGTGCAAGCTGAGAAGCGTGACCAGATGAACGAACACCCGCTTCACCCTTGCCTTGCAGCACATTACCAATGCCTGATACTTCTTCAAACATTGCATCAATCTTGTCAATTTCTTTGAACAAGTCTGTCGGGATAGTGGGTGCTAACTTCTCTACCTTGGCGTTTGGCATGTCGGTTGACAGCAAGCCACCAGCACGATTGAGAGCAAAGTTCTTCTCGTCCAAGATGCCAGTAAAACCAATCAGGGCAGTAGGTGGCGAGACTTGTTTGGATAGCAGGTCTAGGATTTCGGCAAGGCGCTTATTCCGCAGCTCTTGCAAGAACACCATACGCTGAACTTCGGAACCGCCCCAATAGTAGTCGTACAACGGATTCGGGCAGATTTGCACAAATGGCAATTCACCTTTAAGGAATACTGATT